TTAAAAGAATAGAAAAAAGATTTAAAGGCATAATCCAAAAAGGAATACTACAAGCTGGATTTCAATTACTAGATATTATTAGAACTAAGACTCAAAAAGGTGTTGATTTTAGAGATGTACCTTTTGTTCCATATTCATCAGGCTATTTAAAGAAATTAAACAAAGAGGGTAAATCAACTAAAGTAGATTTATTTTATTCAGGTCGTATGTTAGGTGCATTAACACCATCTGGTAGAACTTTAAGAAAAACAGGAATAAATAAAATTAGTGTTAATTTTAGTAATGCACAGATGAGGCAAAGAGCAGTATTTAATCAAGTATTAGGAAAAAATAAGAGGGAATTTTTTGGATTTAATGATAGAACAGCAAATATAATAAGAAAACAATTTAATAGATTTGTTGCAAAGGAATTTAGGAAAGCAAGAATATGAGTGTAAGAGAAAACATAGCATCTGAATTATTATCTACTTTATCTGGTATATCTAGCCCAGCAATTAAGAAAGCTACTAGACAACCTTTTTTATTAGATGAATTATCAGAACAACAATATCCAGCAATCATAGTACAAACATCAGAAGAAAATAGAGAAGATGTTGAATTAGGTTCTGGTGCTAGAACTAGAACAGGAACTATTGATTTTGTTATCTTAGGTTTTGTTAAAGGTGCAGAGGCCAATATAGATACTAAAAGAAATGAATTAATTACAGCTATTGAAACTGAAATAGAAAATGATATTACTCGTAATGGTAACGCACTTGATTCTGAAGTTGTCCAAGTAGAAACTGATGAGGGTTCTTTATTTCCTGTTGGTGGAATAAGAATGACAATTAGGTGTATGTACGAATATCAAGCTGGAACACCATAGGATAAATTATGAAAAACGAAAAACTATTAGATAAAATATCTAAGAAAATAGATCAGATAGAAAAAATGCACGACAAAGAGTCTATGCTTTGCGAGGAAGTAAAAGACTTAGTAGAAGAAATTAAAGAAAACTCTTTAGAAGATGAAGATGGTACTTGGGAAGAAGAAGATGTATCAGATGAGTTTGAAGAAGATTTTGAAGAAGATGAAGAAGATATTGACGAAGAAGATGATAAACTGTAAAAGGACTTATGGCTAAGGATATTAAATTATATAAAGGTAATTCAGAGATAATTATTAATGAATCTAATCTTGAACATTATTTAAGACTAGGCTATAAGCAAGAAAAAGAAACTAAACCAAAATCTAACAAGGATAAAAAGACATGGCAACACATCACGGAAAAGAAGGAGTTGTAACAGTTGGTGGAACTGAAATGGGCGAAATTACTTCGTTCACTTTAGAAACCACAGGAGATGTAGTAGAAGATACTTCTTTATCAGACGGAACTAAATCGTTTGTAACAGGTAGAACTTCATTCTCAGGAACTATTGAAATGCACTTTGACGAAGCTGACACTCAACAAGAAACTTTACTTGCTGGTGCTTCTATCTCATTTGTTTTATTACCAGAAGGTAATACTTCAGGAGATGCAAGTTACACAGGAACAGGTATTGTTACAGGTATGAGTATCAACAACTCAATGGACGCAATCGTTTCAAGAAGTGTTACTTTTCAAGGAACAGGTGCTTTAACTATTGGAACTGTATAATTCATAATTTATGAAATTAATAGATTCTGCTAAAAACCATTTTGAATCTTTAGGTGTTCAACATTTAGAGGTAGAAGAATGGAAAGATGAAGCTGGAAATCCAAGTGTAATATATTGGAATCCAATAACACTTTCTGAAAAGAATAAACTTTTTAAAAAATCAGATAACTTAAATGATGTAAGTATTCTTGCTGACATTGTTGTTATGAAAGCTATCGACAAAGATGGTAATAGACTTTTTACATTAGAAGATAAACTTTCATTAATGCACAAAGTTGATTCTGATGTCCTCTCTAGGATAGCAACTGAAATGGTTAAAGCTATCAATCCTGAAGAAGTAAAAAAAAACTAAAATCTGATCCTCAATTAAAGAATTGTTTTATTCTTGCCGATAGGTTAAAAATACCTTTAAAGGAAGTTTTACAAATGGAAGAATGGGAGTATAATCATTGGCTTGGTTATCTTTTATTAGAACAAGAAGAACACCAACAACAAATGAATAAGGCAAGACATAGATAATGGCACAAAATTTAGTATTAAATATTTTAGCAAAAGATAAAACTAAACAAGCCTTTAATGGTGTTCGTGCTGGATTAACAAATTTAAAAAGTGCTGTATTTTCAGTTCAATCAGCTATTATTGGTATTGGTGGTGGACTTGCAATAAAATCAATTTTAAATGTTGGTTCTACTGTTGAACAATTAAGATTAAGATTTGCATTTTTATTTAAAGGTGTCAAAGAGGGAGATAAAGCATTTCAAGGTTTAATTGACTTTGCATCTAAAGTTCCATTTTCATTAGAAGAAATACAAGCTGGTGCTGGTAACTTAGCAGTTGTTACTAAGAACGCAGAGGAATTAAACGAGATATTAAAACTTACAGGTAATGTTGCATCTGTAACTGGATTAGATTTTAGAACAACAGCAGAACAAATACAAAGATCATTCTCATCAGGTATTGGTAGTGCAGATTTATTTAGAGAAAGAGGTGTTAGGGCTTTATTAGGATTTAAAGCTGGAGTACAAGTTACAACAGAAGAAACCAAACAAAGATTTAGAGATTTATTTGGAGAGGGTGGAGAATTTGAAAAAGCTACAGAAGTTTTATCTACATCATTTACTGGAACATTGTCAATGCTATCTGATAAACTATTTAAGTTTAGATTAGATACTGCACAAGCTGGATTCTTTGATTTTGTAAAACAAGGATTGGCAGAAGTTAATAAACTTTTAGAAACAAACGAAAAAGTATTGGCTGACTTTGGTGCAAAACTATCATCAGGATTAATACAAGCAACTAAATCTATAATATTAGGAAGTGCAGTAATTATAGAAGCTATAAAACCAATATTTTCTTTTGTTGGTAGTTCATTGTTAAATCTTTTTGATTTTATAAAAACTTTACCTGAAGGAGTAAGAACTTTTGGTATTTTAGGTTTCTTAATGCTTGGTGGAAAAGGTAAAGGATTAGTTCTTTTAATAGGTGGATTCATTGATGAAATAAGATCAATGATGGGTGATCTATTAATGGATTTTGCAGAATTTAATCAATCAATTTTAGAAACAAGAAAATCTTTATTTTTAGTAAGTGATGAAAATTTTGTTAAAATATTAAATCAAAATAACCAGTTAATAGGAATAGCAACTAATCTTAAAAAACCTATAAAAGAATATAGACAAGAACTTGAAGCAACAAGTGTTGGATTAGATACTACTATTGGAAAACTAAAAGAATTTTTAGGTACTTTAGAAGCTAAAGCATTAATATCTGCCAAACAAGTTGAAGAAATTTTAAATAAGTTAAAAGGCTCAACGGAAGAAACTAAAAATGTAGGATTAGAATTAGGTAAAGTTAAAGATAATGTTCTTACAGGATTTAAAAAAGATTTTGAATCTATTAATGAAACTTTAGGTAAAATGGCTCAATCTGGTATTAAAGCATTTTCAAGAGGTCTAGCTGAATCATTACTTTTAGGTAAAGAATTAAAAATGACAATGAAAGAAATAGCACAAAAATTTTTAGTAGAAATTCTTTCATTTACAATTCAATTAGTCATTCAAGAATCAATTAGAAAAGTTTTAGCTGATTCTCAATTAAGTACGGAAGAAAAAATAACAGCAGAAAGAAACAAACAAGTTGATGCACAAAAAAAGCAAAATAAAGCACAAGGTACAGCTATGTTAATGTCTGGTAATCCAATGGGATTTTTAGGTTTTATGGCAAGTGGTGGTGCAGTAGGAAAAGGACAACCTTACATGGTAGGAGAAAATGGGCCAGAATTATTTGTACCTAACCAATCAGGACAAATACAACAAAATGCTAGAGGTGGTTCAGGTGGTGGAAGTACAACAGTTAATTTTAATATCAACACAGTAGATGCTTCTGGATTTGAAGATTTATTAGTTAGATCAAGAGGCACTATTACACAATTAATTAATAGTGCTGTAAATGAAAGAGGGAGTAAAAACTTAATCTAATGTCTGGTGCTTTTCCAATATCAACTGCTAAATTTGGAACTTTAGGAATAAAGTCAATTCAAAATACTATTATCTCAAAAACTGTTTCAGGTAAGAAACTTGCAAGACAAATAGACAATCAAAGATGGGCATTTTCAGTTCAAATTATTACAGCTAAAAGATCAGATGTTTATGGAGAGTTAATGGCATTTATAATTAAACAAAGATCAGGCAAAGAAAACTTTACAATTATCCCACCAGAAGTAGAAGATGCTAGAGGCACAGCTAGTGGTACTCCACATGGTACAGCAAGTGCTGGAGATACTTCAATTACATTAGGTGGTACAGGTACAGGTACATTAAAAGCTGGAGATATGATTAAATTTTCTAATCATTCTAAAGTTTATATGATCGTTGCAGATCAATCAGATATTTCAACAGGAACTTTAACAATAGAGCCACCTTTAACAACAGCAGTTTCTTCTTCAGATATTCAATATGATAATGTTCCATTCACAGTACACTTAACAAATGATGTTCAAGAATTTGGTGTATCTGGTGCAGATAAAGATGGTAATTTATATTATGAGTATCAATTTGATGTTGAAGAATCCTTATAGATGAAATACAAAGTAAAATATTGGATTAGTGTTGATTTTTTAGCAGAAGAAATAATAGAAGCTGATGATTTTAATGCTCAATCCTTGAATCAGGGTAAGTATAGTGATCCATCTAAAAATGCCACTTATACTGTCAATGATGCAATAAAAATTAATAGAAGAACATTTGAGGAATATGACGAGAAGCCTAACAACAGCGATAAAGAACGAACTAGCAACAAATGATATTAGACCAATCCATCTTATCACTATTGGGTTC